ACGCGTAACAGATAAGGTACTCTGCCGACGCATCAGAACTTGAAAGAGCGCACGTAACCGCCATCGGGTCAGCGCCGTTCTTCACGGCTTGTGCCCACTTCTCGCGCTTGTCAAAGTTGTTGGCTGTGCAAGAGCCAACACCCACCAGCAAAAACAAAGTTGCACACACAATAAAAACTTTTTCTGTGTCCATGTTGTGCCTCACTCATCATCCCAGTCATTCACGATGTCAGCCAGCTTGCCTTTCTTGGCAGGCACGGCGGCGGCTTTGGGCGCGTCCTTGCGCACTTCAGGTTCCTCGTCAGCATCGGCGGCGGGTGCGGCCTTGGCTTTCTTGGCGACCTTGGCAGGTGCTTCGTCTTCGTCTGGTTCGGCGGCGGGGGCCTTGCCGGGCAACGCCATCTTGGGGGTAGCCTTCACGCCATCGCTTTGCGCCACGGTCATGACCACGGCACGTTGTGCGTCAGCACTCTCAGCTTGCTCCTTGATGATCTCGTACTCGTCGTCAGTCAACCAGCGCACAGGCTTGAAGAACAGCTTGGGGGACTCCGCCTTGGTATCGAAGCGCATCTCAGTCACGATCTGCTCAGGATTCACAGGGGGGTTTTGCACAGCCAGATAGCGGGCGTAAGCCTGCAATGGGCGCTTGTCACCTTCTTCCTTACCGAACACCGAAGTGGCGGGCAGGGTCAACTGCATCACATCGCCTGATGGATTGTTGGCCAGCACCACAGCCAAACGCTGTTGGTAGCGGCATGCACGGCTATTACCTTGGCCAGAACCAGCTTGGTTCTTGGGGCAGGAGATGCAAGCATCTGACTGCTTGTTCTCTACGCCAGCATCAGGGCGTTCACCGTCATTGCTCCAGCAGTCGGGGCCAGTGATCTTCTCGGCATCGTATGCACCGTTGTAAAAGATACGGCTGACTTTGGGTGCGGCCTTGACGATGATGACTTCCAGATGGCGATCATCAATCGCAGCGATTTCCTTGCCGCCAGCCAACAGACGAAACACACCGCCTTTGATGGAGATGCGCTTGGTGCTGGATACACCACCGCCTGTGAGGGCTTTAGCGGTTTCAGACAGCTCGTTGTTACGGGCGAATGCAGGGATGTTTGAGGGGGAAAAAAGCGTTATGTTTGACATATAAAACTCACTTGGTTGGTTTGGTGATAACAACATTGAACTCCGAATGGGTGTTCAATCCCGGAGGTAGAACCCCCGGATTCTCTTCAAGAAACTGTGCCATGTTGGTCTGGGCAATGCGCTTCTCCAGCAACTCGACAGCGCCGTGCTCAAGGATGAACTCCTTGAATGAACCCCAGTCGTTTGTGTTGTAGCGCGTCGATTGACGCATGGATACAGTCCCAAAGGGACTCTTGACAGATGTGACGCCCAGCGCCTGCATCTGGTCTTTGATTTCAAACTTGATCTCGTCTTGCGCGGCCTTGAGTTCTTCCAACTTGGTGTCGTACTCTTTGGTCATCGTGTCGATTTCAAGTTTGATCTTTCGATAAATCTTTACCAATTTATCGAGTGGTATTGCATCTTCACTCATTTGCTTCTCCTGTTATTGTTTGTCTAAGGTTGGACATCTTACACACGAATTTCAGCTTTGCAACTCCTTTCATGAATTTATTTCTATCTCGAACATTTGGGTAAGAAGTGAGTTGTCGCTCACTTTCGCTTCAAGGGCTTTGAACATCTTCTTCTCGATGGGTGAGCCCTGTATGTGAATGACCGTCACTTTGTCGGAGTTCTGACCTTTGCGATCAGCACGCGCAATACATTGGATGTACTGCTCCACACTCATGAGAGGGCCAAAGAATACAACCGTGTCCGCAGCAGTCAGGGTAATCCCGTGGGCCGTGGCTTGTGGTTGCATAACCAACACACGCGGGTCTTGCTCGTGCTGGAATCTGTGAATAATATTTGAGCGTTTTGTTGGGGTAATGCCCCCGTGGATGCACTCGTTGGCGATGTTCTTCTTGGTCAAGTGCGCTTGAATCGTGTCAATGCTTGATCTGAATAACGCAAAGATGATGACCTTGCGCGTGGTCTCTTCCAAGATTTCTTCCAGCACACCGAGGCGCGGGGCAGCATCGAACTCAACAACCTCCTTGTCGTCCGTGTACACAGCGCCGCAACTGATCTGTAACAACTTGGATACACCAGCGGCGGCATTGACCGCGCTGATCGTTTCGCCTGCGGCTTGCACCAGCATGCGATCTTTCAAGAGGTTGTAGTACTTGGCTTGCTGTGGTGTCAACGGAACTTCGCGTGTGGTCGTTAAGACTGGCGGTAAGTCAAGGCACTGCTCTTTGGTAAAGCGAATCGCTGGTTGTAAAGCTTCGTGCACCAATTCCGCCGCATTGTGTTTTGCCGCCCATTTGTACAGGGTGACTTTGTTCATGACCTTATCGCGCCAAGCCGTGAAGAAGTTTGGTACTCCGTCGGGGTTGACGATCTTGGCCAAGCCGTAAGCATCTGCTGGTGACTGCGAAGCAGGAGTGCCCGTCATCATCCATACGTGTGTGTTTGGTTTGATGATTGACTTCAGTGCCTTCCAGCGCCGTGTGGTGATCGTCTTGTATGCGTTGGCTTCGTCCACGATGATGAGGTCGAAGCGGCCATCAGCGTTGATCTCATCGGCTATCAGGTTCACACCTTCGTAGTTTGTGATGACGAACTCATAGTCTTGCTGAATCATCTCGATGCGACGGCTAGCTTGCGAGTGGTGCGCGACGATGGCCGAGCGATGGATGATGCTGTTACTCAGGTCAGCCAGCCATGCAGACTGCATGATGGACAAAGGACACAAGATCAAGACACGGCGCACATGGCCAATCTGCATCAGGTAATCCGCCGCCCACAGCGCCGATAGTGTCTTGCCTGTGCCCGGCTCCGAGAACACAAACGCCTTGCGGTGCATGGTCAAGAACGCGGCAGTCTCGACTTGGTGAGCCATAGGCTTATACCTACCGGGCCACTTGTATCGGCGTGTGATTGGCGAGGGCACATCTTTCACGCCTAGGTTCTTCAGCACCCTTACCTCATCCAGACCCCAGTAGACGGCGACGTCATACCCACCGTCATCACGTTCTATGACTTTGTGTTTGGGTATTACGCTGTACTTTTCTGGGTGTCTAGTTTTGAATATCAGTGCCTTGTCTTCAAGGATTTCCATCGTCTTCCCCAAAAACAGGCAGCTCTTCAATCTCGTACTTACGGGTTCCGTGCACGTCCAAGATTTCTTTGAAGCGGGTTGCAGTACTGAGTTTTGAAAAGACGTATGGAATGACGCCTGCCGCACTGTTGTCGTAAAAATTCCATTTAATTACAAAAAACTTTTCCATTGCTTCTCCATCGGTTTTATTTGTTGTCGCCTTCGTTGGCTTTCTTGGCACGCAGTCTCAGGTTGCCCGGTGTGGACTTGCCGCCCTTGCGTAGCGGCTTGATGTGGTCAATGTCTTTACCAGTGCGGTCGATACCCGCCTTGTCGTACGCACGACGTGCACGTTGGCGCTCGTGTTGATCTGAGCCGGGGCCTGACTTGCCTGTTTCTAAATCCCGCTGATATTCTTTCTTGTAGTCTCGTTTTGTTGCCATGATTCACTCCTAGTGTTTCGGGTTGTATTCACATGTTTTGACTGGACACCACGGGCACAGCGCAGAGGACTTGGGGTTCCACACACCAGAGGCGGCGCACGCCTCCAGTTTTGCCACGCGCTCGCGGTATTCCCACCAGCCAGCATCGACCTCATCCACGGCCATGCTTGACTTGACCATATCATTCTTGACCACGAACAGCAACGCTGAACTGATCTTTCGGATGTGGGGGAAGTGCTTGAAGACCATCAGCGACATCAGCTTCAACTGGTCGCGGTCTGGGTACTTGTTGTTGCCTGTCTTGTAGTCCACCACCCGCGCTGTCAAGTTGTCGTCGTCGATGATGAGCAGGTCGGCAATGCCGCGCACCCAGCGGTTCTTGTCATGGAAGTCACAGGGCTGTAAGTCCCGAGTCAGTCCCATCTCGTACTCGCATAACTTCCTGCCGGGTTTGGCGATCAGTGCATCGAGCATGTCCTTGGCGTACGCAAACTCAGGGGGCAATGGCGTGCCGTCCTTGATGTAGAACTCTGCGGCGCTGTGGAACAGCTTGCCGTAGGTCGTCGCCTCGGTCTCTTGGAATGGGAAGTTGTTCAGCACCTTGACCTCGTGATACCTGCGTGGGCATCCCTCGAAGTCTTTCAAGCTACTGTGGCTCCATGTAATTGGTTTCATTCAAATCTCGCTGAGTTGATGGCAATGCTCAATCGTTTGGCAAATCCTTCTACGAATTCTTCGCGCTTGTTGAGCTTGTGTTCTTCCATGTCACGCAAGATGGCGTGTACCAGTTCGTGCCAGAAGGTTTCTTTGACGTCATCGAGACTGAACTTGCGCCCGGTCATGCCGTTGCGTAGGCCCAGCTTGATCTTTTGTTCGAGGTACATCACGCGTCCCATGTCGAGCTTGTCTTGCATAGCTTCGACGACTTCCACGGAGTACCACTTCTCCCCGATTCTTATTTTCTTTGGCAGTGTTAATGCTGTCATGTCTTTGCTTCTCCATATCTACGGTGAGCACCACCGTCAGCGGCCAGAGGAATCCCCGGCATGTACTTCGGCTCCAATGTCATCTGCGCCAAGACCCAAGTCTTAGCGTCAGCGACTTCCTCGTCTGGGACAACTGCAATCAATTCATCATGCACTGTTCCAGCGATGGGGTACTTCTTCGATACCCTCAACATTCCATCGGTCATGACAATACGCGCAACGGCCTGCGTTACGTTATTGGTCACCTTCCCTGCATACAGCTTGGTAGCGTTTGGCCCGTATACCCACTGGCTCCTACCTTTTTCATCTTTGTCGCGTCTCAACTGCGGGTAGAGCAAGCTCATCCCGTTCGGTAATTCTATACGTTCTTTGCTGAAGGTCAAGCACTTGTACTGGAAGACTTTGCCCCCGTACAGGCTGGACTCGATCAGGTTGGAACACATCTCCCAGAAGGTAGCAACGGGGTGGGCAGTGGCGCGGTAGATGTCAATGATCTTCTTGGCGGCAAGGCAGTGGGTCAGCAGCTCTTGGTCGGTGCAGGTGTGCGGTATCTCCAGCATCTTTGTCACGTTGTCCTCCCAGTCCACGAACTTCTGCGCATACGCCTGATCTACACCGAGCGTCTTTGCAAAGGCTTTTTCGTAGCGTACAGGCGGAGCACCGAGGAAGCCGACCAAGAGTTGTGAAGCGAATGAAGCCCAACCCAGTCCATAGCCACAGCCCAGTAACGCGCTCTTTGCCGATTGCCGTAAGTCAGGATGGGACTCTTTGGTGAGACCGGGGATATTGAACATCTGGCTACCGAAGGCCGCATAAGGGTCACCGCCAGACCGGAAGATGTCGAGCATATCTGCATAGTCAGCCAGCCACGCCAACACTCGCGGCTCAATTTGCGAGAGGTCGCCCACAACGAGTTGGTAGCCATCGGGAGCCATAATCGCTTTACGTAGGAAACTGCCTCGCTTGAGGTTTTGCATGTTGATTGCGCTACCCTTCGCCGCCGTCCACCTGCCCGAGAGAGCGCCGTAATACGAAAGCGGAACTGGTAGTTTGCCACGCTGGGAGATATCAAGGAACCGTTGTGCACGCGTACGTTCGGTGGTTGACTTAACCCGAAGACGCGCTTCACAAAGGAGGGCAACGTCCTCACGTTCACCATTGAGAAGCGCTTGGAAAAGGGCGTCGTTCTTTGCCAGTGCGAGTGTTTCTTTCCCGGTAGTTTTACTGATTTTTGTGGGGGCAACAACCCCGAGGCTTTCAAGTATGGCCGCAAACTTAGGGTTCGACGCAAGCTCAGTCTCTTGAATGCCCAGCCTTTGTAATAGTCCTTCACGTACTTCTCCTTCTTCTGATAGTGCCTTGATGAGCATCTGTTGGTCAAGCTCAAGTGTTGGTCGTGTGTACATCTTGAGCGTCATGTCGATCAGACGCAGTTCGGATTTGGGGTATCCGTCAACGAAGCGTTTGAAAATTTCTTCGCACAGGTACACGTCATGGGCGCAGTACTCGGCGAGTTCTTGTTCCAACTCAAGTCCCAACTGTAGTAAACCGTCTGTGCTGTGGACAGCGGTTCCCTTAGCAGGGAGTCCAAAATCTGCTGCAAGTTTGGCGAGGGAATTACCAACTTCCACGCCACGTAGAGCGCGTCCCATTGATAGTGTGTCGAAGATGAAGGCAGGTCGGGCGTTATATACCCATTCCATAATGGATACATCGAACTGTGCATTGTGTGCCAGCACTGCGGTTCGTCCCCAATCCACTCCAGAAAAGTATTCACGTAGTCCTTCTCCTCCAACCCATTCAATTGGGTTGTCAGTTCCATATTCATGGACGCAAACTCCGAAAGCTTTGAACCTCTTGTCACGTATGTACTCCTCTGTTGTCATCTTTGAGAGCGTGTACTCCTGCTTGTCCCAGCGCGTCTCGAAGTCGATGGTGATGATCTTGTCAAATGGTTTGCTCAATTGAATGCCTCTTTAGGGGGAGCGTCGATAGTGTTTAAGAATCCGAAAAAATCGTTGGCCTCAGTCATCAGTGACGCCGCCTCCATTTCATCGAGGTTCATGGTGGCCAACTCAAGGCGTTCTGCTTCCACGTCTTTGATAAGTAGCACCGCTTGGTTTGCGTTGGGGCCGTAGCATGTGAGTATCTTGAGTACGGTTGTTTTGAAGTGTGCCTTCTCGTCATCCGACATTACCTTCAACAAAGCGTCGATTGCTTGTTCCTGATCCATTCTGTTATCTCCTGTAACTGGGTTATGTTGTGTTCGTTCACGACAAGAGCATAACCCCCAGCGTTTTGAATCCGTGTAAGTTCGCGCTCTTGAAGCGCAGTGGTCGTGCCCTTGCCAGCCTTGCACTCGATGGCGATGAACTGCCCCTCAAAGCAACCGATGATGTCTGGTATGCCAGCACGCCCCATACCGTTTTGCATAGGGGAGAAGTGGTACACGCCCATCTTGTCAAGCTCGTCCTTGACCTTCTTCTTTACGCGGCTCTCTGGAGTTGATGCCATGTTTGCCCTTTCATAAAAGTTGAATGTGTTTTCCAGCGCCAGTGTGCAAGCTCTTTACTTATGCCCAGATACTCTGCGCACTCAACAAGTGTTCCTGTGAACGTGCCGTTTGAATACCACTTGGTACTGGTTTTATTTTTTTGTTGAACACTGCGGGTAGCCCAATAGCAGTTACTTGGTTTGTAATCGCCGTTAGTGTTTTTACGCTCAAGACTGTGCTGTGGTGAAGGACGTTCCCCAACATCGGCAATGAACGCGGCGTAGTCATGCCAGCGTTTACACACCTTAATACCGCGACCGCCGTAGTGGTTGAAGCCCGAAGCGTTGGGGTTGTAACACCGCGCCAGCATAGCCCGCCAAACATAGTGCTCAGGTTTTTCTTTTCCACCAAGATAGCCGCCGTGTTTTGTACGGCCAGCCATCCAAGCGGTTCGTTGTTCAGGGGTCATAAAAGCTCCTATGGTTCAGGTGTCTTTACTTTACCATAGTTCTGGCGTCATTGCCATCTTGCATCTCCTTGAGTTTCATTCTGTAATGGATGGCTTTTCCTGTGTCGTCGCTACCGACCTTGCGCCCAGCCCGCATGCTGTACTTGATGATGTTGCCCTTGAGATACCCCATGAATTCTTCTCGGGTAAGCACCGACTCCATCACGGCCCACGGTTGTATGGGCATCTCTTTGTAGTGGTTGCCACTGACCTGAAGGTCGTCAGCCCTCGTTTGGTGGGTTTGTTTTTCCATCTTGCTTCTCCTGTATTGTTTTGTAAATCTCTGCGTTCATGCGTAAATACATACGCAACCATTTGATACCGCCAAGGCGTTGGTATTCTGCGTACTCACTCTGAGTCAGGCGTACCGCCACTGCGTGACCCAGTACTGTCTTTTCCTTCATCAGTATTCCCTTCATGGAATGGGGCGTGTTCATCCAAATAGTCTTTGAGCAGTTTCAAAAATCCAACCTCTACACATGCCCGTACTTCGGCTGGTGTAAAGTCACAAACGATAGTCATCGTGCCGTTTGCGTTCTCAACAATTTCTTTCACTATCATGCTTCTCTCCTTCTTCCTTGGTTAAAAAAATAAAGTGGCACTTGGTACAGCGCCACAGTTGGCCTTCGATTACTACGGTCTTCTTCTCTTGGTGTTGCCCGCGCACCTTGCCAAAGAATGTTCTTATTGTTTCAATCATGTGTAGTCTCCCTCTGTTGTGTGTTCTGTTAATCGCTGCTCTAGTCGTTTGATGCGTTGCTCGTTGTAGGTCACGATTG